CAGCTGAAACAGAATATGCAAAAGGTGATTTTCAAGTAACAGCTGTTGAAGATGGTAAGCCAGAATCTACCAAAGTAGATGTACCAGAATTCACTACAACTGCAACAGCTGGATAATAAAAGAGGGCTAAGCCCTCTTTTTAACTAAGGAGGTATGATAATGTTAACATTAGAAGAGGTAAAAAACAACCTAAGATTAGACTATGACTTTGATGATACCTACCTACAAGGACTGATTGATACGAGTGAACTATTCATCTTAGGAGCTATTGAACTAAAGACCGCACCAGATGATAAACGATTCAAGACATTACAGTTCATGTTGGTTTCATTATGGTATGAAAACAGAGTACCAGCAACAAGCGCATTACAACAACAAGTACCCTTTACAATCGTAGCAATGATTCATCAATTAAGGGGGTTACAAGATGCCACTGATACCAACACAACGACTTGACAGAAAGATAAGTATCCAACATAAAACCACTCATAAGAACGAATATTATGAGTGGGTCACTGATTGGGAAACCAAGGCCACTATATGGTGTTCAGTAAAACAACAGTATTTCAAAGACTATAAAGAATCATTAGGTACTGTTTTAGAGGATACAACAAACTTCATTATCAGATACGAACAACAGATTCAAATTGACAATAGTATGCGTGTTGTATACAACGGTGTTAACTATGAAATCATACAAGTATTAGAAGGTAGCTTCCAACGTGACTTCACAACGCTTGTATGTAAGAGGGTGACGAAATGAGTAGTCCAAACTACGTTGACTTTTCACAAGTCTACAAGCAATTAGAAAAAAGCGGTAAAAAAGCTGACCTAATAGTTAGTAAGGCGGTTAATACAGCTGGTGAAAAAGCAATGAATGAACTAAAGCAAAATACACCACGTTTTAACGGCACAAAGTATAGTAGGGATGGTCAGGACTACAAAAAAGAACATATGCGTGACCATGTTGTAATGAGTAAAGCGAATAAGAATAACCATATAGCAGAGGTTGGCTTTGATGATGATGTAGCGTGGATGGCACACTTTCCAGAGTTAGGAACAATCAAACAACGACCACAAGGCTTTATACAAAAAACAATAAATAGCATTGAGAGTGAAGTTGCATCAATCATTCAAAAAGCATTACAGGAGGCGTTTCTAAAATGAGACTACCAATATTACAAGTAGCAGAAGCATTAGAACAAGCCCACCCAGAAGTCAACTGGTTTACTAATGAAGTACCCACTGAATTTCAAACATTACCACAATTGCCAGTAGGTAGAATTGTAGAACTTGACGGACGGTACACAGAATATGCCAGTGCAGACCCTAACTATTTTGTAACACACGTTCAGGTGGATTTGTGGTGTGAGGACTTGAAAGAAGTTGAAAAGTATTACTTTGAAATTGACAAGACCATGCGTGCAGACAATGTGCAGTGCATATTATCACAACAATCGTATGACCCAGACTTAGAGGGCGCACGTAGAGTTATCAAACGTTATACAATCAGTCAAAGGGTTGTCTAAGTGACACCCTAAAACACGTTGATTAATGATATAATTATTCTAGTAAGAAAATATAAACACTAAAGGAGAGAAACAATTATGGCAGTAGTAGGTTTTAAGAAAGCTATTATCAGCGTACCTAAAAAAGCAGGTTCAGGTGTTGATAAATACACAATTGATAAAAGCGGTGGCGGTACTATTGAAGCGTCAATTCAAGGAATTTCAGCAGAACAAACAACCGTTTATGCGTCAAACGTTCCAATTTGGGTATCAGCTAAAGGAGTTGGAGAGTTAACAGCTTCATTAAACGTATTTGACTTGTATAAAAACAACGTTTATGAGAAAATTTTAGGTATTGAACGTGGTGAAGATGGTATTGCAATCGTTGGTGAAGATACAGAAGCACCTTACGTTTCAGCGGTATTTGTTGCAGACGGTGCAGACGGTAAAGAGATGTACTTTGGTTTAGTTAAAGGACGTTTCAGCCACCCAGAAATCGCATTGAATACAACAGAATCTGGTGGTACAGAACCAAATACAGAAACAATTGAAGGTTCATTTGTAACAGATTCACGTGGCTTTGCATACATGAGTGCTGTTTCAAGCGATACATTAACACTTGATAAGTTTGTTGACAAAGTAAACGGTTTACCCAGCTAATCCACCTGTGGTAGGGCAGGTGACACCAGCTGACACAAGTGTAACAATTGAATTGACTTAGAAGAGCTTGACAGCTCTTCTTTTTTATATACACTGGTTTCACCAACACCCACAACCACTAGTGTTTATGCTATAATATCTTTAGTAAGAAAAATAAATTTATTGGAGGAATCAATTATGATTAAAATTACACTACAAAATGAAGAAGGAAAAAGTTTTACAGTCAAACAAAAATCAATTTCAACTCGTTCAATGCGTGAACTAATTAAATTCCATGCAACTGTTGAAAAAGTTGAAGCTGGTGAAGTTGAAATGTCAGAACTACAAATGATTGATGAAATGATTCAATTAGTAGCTGATATGTTTATGGACCCACGTGTTACATTTGATGCAATTCAAGATTCAATTACAGCAGATGACTTAATGCCTACGATTGAAGATATTTTCTCAAATGCAATGGGAAGCAATGACGAAGGAAAAAAAGCCTAGGGGCTGATGAGTTAAAAGAATTAGAAAATACGTCATTCACAGAACAGTTAGAAAACTTTGATGACTTATATAGACAACTATTAGAAAGTGGTAATTGGAGTTTATCAGAGATAAACAATTCTGATTACTACTTTCTTTTAGATTTATTTAACAATCAGAAAGCCCCTAAAAAAGAGAAGAAGCAAGACCCTATGTCATTCTTTGGTTCAGTATTATCACCAGCAGAGATGGCTAGAGCGAAAGGAGAACTTGAATAATGGCAGATAAACCAATTGGTAACATGAAGTTTGGTATTGGTGTTGAGGGTGTAGACAATACCATTAAAACGCTTGACCAGCTACAAAGTAAAATGCGACAAGCTGAAAGTGCTATGCGTGCAAATGCAAAAGCATTTGATGACGGTGGTAAGAGTATGCAAGGTTTAAGTCAAAAGACTAAAGACTTAAACACAGTAATGGGGTTAGAGGAACAAAAGATTAAGATTTTACAAAAGCGCAGAGATGAAGCTATTCAAAAATACGGTGCTGAATCTAAGCAAGTTGATAATCTTAATACTAAAATTAATCAATCAACAGCCAAGTATAATGCATACAATCAACAGTTATCAAAAACAACAACAGCACTAGAGAAACAAGTGGTTTCTTCAAGTAAATATGGTAAACAAGTTGAAGCTAATAACAAAGCAACAGAAAAAGAAGTTGCTATTGCCAAAAAACACGGTACAGAGATAGATGTTGTTAAGGCAAAACAAGAGGGTCAACGACGCAACCTAGAGATAATGAACAAGGCTGTTAGAGAACAGTCAAACGAGGTCACACAGTTAACTAAGAAGTATGGTGCTAATTCAACAGAGGTAAAAGAAGCACAGCAAAAACTACAAGCATACGCAAATGAAGCGCGAAAAAGTGAAAAGAATGTAGATGCTTTAGGTAATGAACTAAAAGAAACAGAAAAAGCAATGAAGGGTGTAAGTACAGAATCAAAAGAAGCTAGTTCAAGTGCTAGTAAGTTAGATGGTGTGTTCTCATCACTTAAAAAGACAGCTTCTGGGGTAGGTAGTTCTATCAAGTCAGGATTTGGCAAGATTGGTTCTGCTATTGGTTCAGCAACAAAGGGTGTAGGTATATTCTTAGGTGCTGGTGCATTAGGTGCAGTTGCAAACATTGGTTCAAAAGCGTTTGATACTGTTAAATCATCAATTGATGGTGCATTAAATAGGATTGATACATTAAACAATAGTACACGCGCATTTGAGAACATGGGTGTAGCTACTGGCGATATAACCAAGAACATGGATAAGCTACAAGAGGCAACACGTGGTCTACCAACAGCCTTAGACAGTGCAGTTAGTAACGTTCAGTTACTAACTGCATCAACAGATGATATGGGATTATCAGTTGACGTATTTAAAGCAATGAATGATGCTATCCTTGGTTTTGGTGGGGATGCGCAGATGGTTGATAGTGCGGTTGTTCAGTTATCACAATCGTTCTCAAATGGTAAGGTAGATGCGCAAACGTGGAACTCAATGATTAACAGTGGTTTAGGACCTACCCTTAATGCCTTAGCGAAAGAAATGGGCATGACAACAGGGGTATTAAAAGAAGGATTGTCATCTGGTAGCATATCAGTAAGACAGTTCCAAGATGCCTTAGTTAAAATGGATAAAGAGGGTGGTGGCGGTCTTAAGTCATTAGAAAAGATAGCTAAAGATAGTACACAAGGTTTTGGTACTGCGATAGCAAACATGAAATCAGCTGTTACGCGTGGTACAGCTAAGATGATTGAAGGACTAAACAAATCACTAGAGAAAATGGGTCTACCATCTTTCCAAGAGCAGATAACAAACACAGGTAAAAGGTTTGAAGCTTTCTTGGGTGGATTAGGTAACAGCCTACCTGAATTAGCCAAAAACCTTTCATGGGTTGGTAAGCTATTCAAGGGTACATTTGATGTATTTGGAAAAGTTACAGGTGAAGCGTGGGGTTACTTATCAGACTTTGGTAAGAATGTTGGTATGTGGGCAGAAAACATTAAACGTATCTGGAAAGGTGACGGTCTCATAAATGTTGGTGCGCTTGGCTTAGATATAAAGGGAATAAATAGAATTGACAGTGCAGTAAACCAGTTCAAATCATCATTAAGTGGGTTAAAATCATGGGGTTATAACTTTAAATCAGCATGGGAAGGCAATGGCTTAGTTGACTTAGACATGCTTGGTTTATCAGACGAAAAAATGAAAACTGTATCTAATGCTATTGTAGGTATTAAAGAATCATTAGGAAGATTTAAAGATTATATCAAAAATGCGTTCACTTTTGGTACTGGTGACGGTACACCAGCTGGATTCTTTGAAACATTAACAAAAGTAATTGATTTTATCACAGTTGAGGTTATACCAACAATTATACCATTAATTGACAAAGCCTTAAAAGCAATTACTAAGTTACTTGGTGGCGCTCAAAAGATTTTCAAAATAGTATTAGACTTCTTTGTAAAAGAACTACTACCAATGATTATGCCAATTATTCAAGAGTTAGCAGAATCATTAGGTAAGATATTTGACAAAATATCAAATTGGTGGGACCAAAATGGTGACCGTATTGGTAAGGCAATTATGAACCTACTTACACTATTGAAACCAATATTTGCTATTGCAATTGAAATTGTAAAATCATTTGTTAAATCAGTTGTGGGATTCATTGATGGAATGGTAGATGTAATCACAGGTATTATTGATGTATTTTCAATGCTATTAACAGGCGACTTCACTGGTTTGTGGGATGCGATTAAACGAATCTTCTTTGGTGGAATCCAAGCTGTTTGGGAATGGTTCAACCTAATGTTTATTGGTAAGATTTTCAAAGGTGTTAAAGGACTAGGAACATCTGTAAAAGGTACAATCAAAGGAATGTGGGATGCTGTTAAGAACTTCTTTACAAGTGGCGGAAGTAGTGCTGGTGCATTATTTGACAGGTTTGGTGGAAGCATCAAAGGTATCGCAAACAACTTCAAGAATGCAATAAGTAGTACAGTAGGTAACATGTGGAATGGTGTTAAGAATTTCTTTAGTAGTGGTGCAAACGGCGCTAGAAACATCTTTGATGGGTTTAAAAATGGTATCAGTGGTATAGCTGACACTATGAAAAACGCAGTAAGCAAGACTATAGGTAATCTTTGGAATGGCATTAAGAACACATTTAGCTCAGGTATTGATACAGTGTCCGGTTGGTTTGGTGGATTACCAGACAAAATGGTAAGAGCAGTTGAGAAGGGAGCTAGTGCAATTACTGGTGCTTTTAAAGGTATTTTCAACGGCGTACTAAGAGCAATTGGCGGTCCAGTAAACGGAATTATTGGCGGTGCTAACTGGGTATTAGAAAAGTTTGGCGCTCCACAAGTTTCTAAATGGGATGTACCACAGTATGAACAAGGAACAGGTTCAGGTGGTCACGTAGGTGGACCAATGGTAGTCAATGACGGTGGTGGGGCTGAAATGGTCATCACACCAGATGGTAATGCAATGATACCTAAAGGGCGTAACGTTATGATGAACGCACCTAAAGGTACACATGTATTGAACGAGCATGAAACATCAGCTTTCTTAGGTAAACGTGGGCGAGTTCCATTCTACAAAAAAGGAACTGGTTTCATGGACGGTGTCAAAGACATGTGGTCCAACACAAAATCATTTGTAGGTAACGGAATCAACAAGGTAAAAGAAACCATTGGTGATGTAATGGATTGGGTAGGTAAACCATTAGACTTAGCACGCAATGCAATTATGGGTGCAATGGACTTAGGTGGACTATCACACATTCCACTTGACATGGCAAAAGGTTTAGGTAGTAAAGCAACACACGCATTTGCTGAAAAAGTAAAAGCACTCTTCAAAAAGAAAGAAGAAGAGGAAAGCGCTGGTGCTGGTGGAGATTGGGCGCCAGTTATCCGCAAGGCAGCGAAATACATGGGTCAAAGTATTTCAAGTGAACAAGTAGCTGGTTTAGTTGCTCAAATCATGCGCGAATCAGGTGGTAATGAAAAAATCGTTCAAAGTCCAGACGTGGTTGACGTTAATACGTTATCTGGTAACCCAGCACGTGGATTACTACAATACATTCCGCAAACGTTTGACGCATATAAAGTCGCTGGTCATGGTAACATTAACAACGGATATCACCAATTGTTAGCATTCTTCAACAATAGCAACTGGGAAAATGACCTACAGTATGGTAAGTCTGGTTGGGGTCCTCGTGGTCACCGTATCAGAGGGTACTTCAATGGAGGAATTGCAAGAACACCACAAATTGCAAGCCTTGCTGAAAACGGCTATCCAGAGGTTATCATTCCAACTGAACCATCTAAACGTGGTAGAGCAATGGCATTACTCAATCAAGCTAAACAGATGTTAGGTGTCAAAGACGAACGTAACCATGTAGGTGGCAGTGGTGAATCACAAGATATAGCATTATTAGTTGGTTTAATGCAAGAACAAAACCAGTTATTGCAAGCTATCTTAGCTAAAAATACAGATATTGTATTAGATGGTAAGAAGATGAATAAGGAAATGAACAAATTAAATGCAACTCAACAACGCAATAACAGACGTAACTTAGGCTTAATCTAAACACAAAAGACAACCCCCTTTACAAGGGTTGTCTTTTGTGTTATAATGATACTATAGTAATTAAGAAAAGGAGATAATAGACATGAAAGAAAACTATAACTTTTTAAGGTCATTCACCTTTGATGGTATGGAAACAAGCCATTTGTTTCAGATAGCAAAAGTAAACATACCGTTTTTATCAAAGGATAACGACTATTACACTGTTGGCAACACAGATGGGAAACATTTTAGAAACACTAAATTAGGTGATTATAGTATTAGTATTGACGGATTCATTATATCTGATAATTCTAAAATGAGTGTTTCAAAGACAAAAGATGAACTTGTTAAAATAATTAACAGTGACGAACCAAAGAAACTTATTCTAGATTTATTTCCAGATAGGTATTTTAGCGCTATATTTTCTGGAACACAGGAATATGATGCAACAGATACAAAGTACACACCATTTACATTAGTATTTGATGTACCAGATGCACTAGCGCATCAAATAGAACCAAGTGGCTACACTAATGTAACAACTACAAACGAAAATCTAGTTATTGATTCTGAATTTAAGGATATACGTAAATACTATAAACCTTGGACAGTGAAGCTTGTGGAGGATAACAATGGTAGTTCCATTATACGTGGTGACTTTTCAACATCAAGACCAACTGGCTTTTATAGTGTTAATTGGGACGAAGCGTGGTTTCAAATGAACGCATACACACGTAGGATTATTAAAGATTTAACTGTTGGGACTAAAGTTAAGGCTAGTATAGAGGCTAGAGTTATTCAAAAAAATAATAATTTTGAAAACAATGGCAAGCTAATTGTTGAAGAGTGGGGTATTAATCCAACACGTATTTTAGAACGTCACGAAGTTGTTATTCCAGCTACAGAGAGTGATACATTTACTAGATATACTATTGATACAACTATTAAAAATAAAGATACACAAGCTATTAACCTTGCGTTTGGCTCAATAGGAAACTTCACAATAGTTGACTTTAGCAAACCTATGCTGAGTATTAATCCAGCAGAACCATTCACATATGTACCAAGTGAAACAGCTTTAACAGAAAACCTACTGGTCTCGAATAATGGAACATATAGGACTTACCCAAGATATACATTCAAGATGAACAGTGAGAATGCAATGGTAGCTCTAATTAATGATAAAGGTAATATTTTACAGTTTGGTAACCCAAATGATGTTGATGTAGCTACATCACTAAAAGTTGAAACAGTTAAGTGGTGGGACTTCTGGGGTGACACATTAGGTGAGGAATGGGTTATAAACAGAAACTTTGATACATCATATCCTAATTACGCATTTGACCCTAGTAAACCTAATGTTTTTTCAGGAACATTTGACATGGCTAAAAACCCAGATGATGTTACACCTACATTTACACCTAATACTGGTACAGGTTATTGGCATGGTCCATCTATGCTTGCACCGTTTCCAGCAAACTCAAATAATGAACGTACAGGACCAATCACAGCCTCAATTCGATTCAACTTCTTATATAGTAAAATTCAAGCTATGGGACGGGTTGAGATGAATTTACAAGATGTAAATGGTAAAGCTGTTATGTCAGTAGTATTCAGAGATTCTACAGCAGATAATGATAATATCTACATGGAATGTATATACAAAAATGAGCTACAACATACGTATACCCTTGATAAGAATAAGTTTAAAAACGGGTGGCGCGAAGTAACCCTTGAACGTTGGTCAGATAAGATTGTTTGGCGGCTATCTCAAATAAAATCATTAGCTCCAAACGATAATGTACATGTTGGTAACGAATTTAAATATGCGCTTAACATTGTAGATACATCAGAAATAATGAGTTATGGACAATGGTTTCAACGTTGGCAAAACAAATTACATGTGCTAATGAGTGTTTCAGATGTAAAAATCAGATGGCGTGATGTTTCAGTAACTACAAATGTAAAAAACATTTTTCAAGACGGTGATATTGTTGAGATTGATACCAAACAACGTGTGGTATATGTAAATGGTGTTATTAATGGAGATATAAACACTGTTGGTAATGAATGGGAAAAATTTAGACTAGAATTAGGGGATACAACCATCACACCTGTCGTTTCTGAATGGGCAACTAGACCAGAAGTAACAGCTATAGTTGAAGAAAGTTATTTATAAAGAATATGGGTGGTGTAATAGCCACCCTAAATGGAGGTAATAAAATGGACTTTTATGTAACAGATAGAGAATTCACACTTAAAACAATTACATCAACAGAAGGAGATACAACTTTCAAAGTGGTTTCTTCAAAGGATACAATAGATTTGTCAACAGCCTCAAGGAGGTTAGATATTGATATTAGTTTTACAAAAGATACAACTGATAAGGCAAAGGAGTATTTCAAGGTAGGTAATTACTTGTTGTATAAGGATTTAAATAATAAGTTTATATGGGCAACCGTTATGAAGGCTACACATGACCCTCTAAATCAGGTTCGCAGTTTAGAATTAGAAGTTGCATCACTTGACCTACTAAACGAAACTGTACCTGAATATTCAGCAGACAAGCCGTATACAGCCAAAGAATACATTGAAATGTTCACTTGGGATTCTGGATATATTGTAGGAATAAATGAAATACCTACTCTAAAACGTACATTAAAATGGGAATCAAGCATGACAGCATTGGAACGCATACAATCTGTTGCTACACAATTTGATAATGCTGAACTTGAATTTAGTTATGATTTTGACGGTAACAAACTAATACAGCGTAAAATAAACATATATAAGAGACGTGGTAAGGAAACCAATCACACACTATATGTAAATAAGGATATTAACTCAATAACTACAGAGGAAGATATATACTCACTTCTAAATAGCGCCCATCCAGTTGGTGGAACACCAGAGGGTAAGGACGAACCCATAACATTGAAGGGCTTTAACTGGACTGACCCCTACAAGAGATTTACAGTTGACCCAAAAGGTGGTTATGTATATGACACACAGAATATAAAAGAGTGGTCAAGAACCAATACACGAAGTCATTATTTCATGCAAGAATTACAGTTTGAAGCTATGTCACAGCAGAAGTTATTAGATGCAACGATACTTCATTTAAAAAAATATAGTAAACCAATCGTATCCTATAATGTAGATATTGCTAATATACCCTATCAATTAGAAGTTGGAGATACATTGAAATTAATTGATGAAAACGAAAAACTATATCTACAATCAAGAGTACAGGTACTGGAGTATGACTATACAACTAATACATGTGAAGCTACATTATCTGACTTTGTTAGACTTGAAAGTGGTATAAGTGACGAGTTAAGAAAGTTAGCTAATGACTTACAGGCAAACTTAAATAAAGGTATTAAATCAGTGCCAAAAGTATATGTACAACCTGACCTACCTGTAAATGCAAAAGAAGGTGATATTTGGTGGGTATCAACAACAGAGCAACAAGACTATGAGGTTAGAGCCATAGACAATGGTTTAATTAGTGGTTATAAAGTATTCAGAGGCGGTCAATGGGTAGAACAAACAATTGACCAATCTATCCTTAATATTGAAACACTAAATGCCGTAAATATAAACGGCTCTATCATCAATGGCTCTGAATTTATAACAACATGGAATAAAACTACAGGTGATGTAAGGAAGGTTGGTAGTGCCAAATTATCAGAGGGTACATTAGGTATTGAAAACTACACTTACGCTACACATAATGGGATTGAAACACTAAGAAAACTAGATATATCAACAATATATAATAGTGATATATCTAACTTCGCACAGTCATATGATATGGAAACTGGTTTAAATATAACAAGAACATCAACCGCAAAACTAGTTGACGGTACAATTGATATTGCTACCACTTATCCCAGTGGCTCACCAAAACCAAACTCATACACGGTATTAAACGGTGAAGGCATAACCGTTAATAGAAAGAAACCATTTGGCGCTTTCTTTGGTGCTGGACCAAACTTAGACAAAGCAGGTAATAACAACCTACTAAGAATAGGACCATATAGTGGAGCAGACTTCAATACCTCAACATATGAGGTTCAGCAAACAATCATTTTTAACCCAAATAGAGATGCGTTCCAAATATTACGTGACTGTACTTTAAAAATAGATGTAACATTACGTCACCAAGGTGATGGTACATCATCACAATCACCTTACGTATACACTGCTATTGTTGTTGACCAAGACATAAGTAAATTAACATCTAAGCCAGAATATGGGTATATTCAAGCTATTGGGTCATATGGTAGCAATGTTCCTAACCTACGTTTTATATCAGGAGGTTCATATGTAGTAAACTTTAAAAAAGGAGATTTTGGCGCATTACGTTTAAGTCTTGCTAGTGGTAAATATAGCTTTATAAGTTCAGTACCATCAATGCAAATAACGGAAGTATTTAGTATAGATTAATAATATAAAAACACCTCTTTTCAGGGGTGTTTTTATTTGCTTTTAAATGGGTAATCACCCACATTGGTGACTGAAAAACGCTTAGAATCCTCCTGTGATACACACCATTTCCCCTATTTAAGTGATATACTGTAGTAGTAGCTGAAAGGCGGTGGTTTAGTATAATATAAGGAGATGCTGACATGGAAGAAAAGGATTTTATGGAAATAAAAGTACAACTGGCAAGAATTGAATCAAGCTTAGAAGGTATTCCAGAATTAAAAAATGAGTTGAAATCAAACAATCACTTACTAAGTGAAACACATCACCGTTCAATTCAAAATGAGAAAGACATCGCTAGTATAAACGACCGCTTAAAATGGTTATCACGCACAGTAGGTAGCGCAATTATTGTTGCAGTTATTGGTGCGATTATTACATTATTATAAGGAGAGTGTTAAAATGGATTGGAAAACACGTATTAGAAGCAAAGCGTTTTGGATTACTTTAATTCCAGCTGTAATTGTTCTGATTCAAGTTGTGGGAAACATTTTTGGATTAGACTTATCAAACCTAACTGGTTTGAGCCAACAACTAATTGACGTTGTTAATGCGGTATTCGTTGTATTAAGTATTTTAGGGGTAGTTATAGACCCAACCACAAAAGGTATTAAAGACAATAAGGAGGATAAATAAGTATGAAATTAAAAGGTATTTTATTTGGTGCATTAGCAACCATTGGTTTGTTTGCTGGAATGCAAACAGCTAACGCATATGAAGTTAATAACGAGTTCAATTTAAGCCCTTGGGAAGGTTCAGGACAGGTTGCAGTACCTAATAAGATTATCTTACACGAAACTGCCAATGAACGTGCCACAGGACGAAATGAAGCAACATACATGAAAAACAACTGGTTTAATGCACATACAACAGCTATCATTGGTGACGGTGGTATTGTGTATAAGATTGCACCAGAAGGTAACATCTCATGGGGTGCTGGTAACGCAAACCCATATGCACCTATTCAAATTGAGTTGCAACATACACATGATAAAGAGTTGTTCAAAAATAACTATAAAGCGTATATTGACTATACAAGAGACATGGGTAAAAAGTTTGGTATTCCTATGACACTTGACCAAGGTTCTTCTGTTTGGGAAAAAGGTGTTATCTCTCATAAATGGGTATCAGATTATGTATGGGGTGACCACACAGACCCATATGGTTACTTAGCAGAAATGGGAATCAGTAAAGCTCAACTTGCTAAAGACTTAGCCAATGGGGTATCTGGTGAATCAGTAAAACCAACACCAAACAAACCAAAGACATTCAAAAAAGGACAAAATATTTACATTTATAACGGTCACAAGTCACACAATGGACCAGTGGTACCATTCGTAGCTGGTGCAAGTCTTTGGACACAAGTTGGTACAATTACAGAAGTGAAACAAGGTGCAGTCAATCCATATAAGATTGAAAACAGTGGTAAATTTGTAACATATGCTAACGCTGGCGACTTAGAGGACCTTAACACTAAGTTCCCACCAAAACCAAGCAAACCAGTTAATCAGTTTACAATTGGTGTTGACGCTATTGTTTTACGTAGTGGACGACCAAGCGTATACGCACCAGTATACGGAACATGGAAACAAGGTGCAGTATTCAAGTATGATGAAATCACAGTTGGTGACGGTTATGTATGGATTGGTGGAACAGACACTAATGGTACACGCATTTACTTACCAATTGGACCAAATGACGGAGACCCTAACAACACGTGGGGTGCATTAGTATAAAACAAAAAGACACCCAATATAGGGTGTCTTTATTTGCGTTTTAATGTATAATCACCTTACTTTGAATCTGAAACGTGCTTAGAATGCTCCTCTCACACAAGGTTTTCTAAGATATTTGGTGCAAATCCACCAGTTACCATAGGTTCATCATCTTTGAACACAACTGGTAATGAACGAAATCCGCATTCCATTAAATACTCTAATGCGCTTAAATCTTCATCTACATTGTGTTCTTTATAATTAACTCCTAACTCTTGTAATTTTCGTTTTGTCATTTTGCAAGGCATACAGTTGTTTTTAGTATATACTGTAATCATTTAAATTCCTCCTAAAATACGTTTTTTACTAATGTTAAAATAGTCGTCTTCTAGTTCAGAACCAATGAAGTTTCTGTTTAGATTTAAACATGCTACACCAGTTGACCCACTTCCCATAAATGGGTCAAATACAACATCACCCTCATCTGTTAGGTGTTCTAATAACCACTCCATAACCAACACTGGTTTCTGTGTTGGATGACCTTTACCATCTTTTTCACTTTTTGGTGTTAGTCCTGATTGTATAAGAGGTCTATCATATGTTTCATTCAACCTATTAAATGTCCATTTACCACCTTTTTTAACAGCCCATATCGCAACCTCATAGTCAACGATAAAACGTCTATCTCTATTGCGTGGCATTGGATTAGATTTTTCCCAACGAATCATGTCCTTGACTTCAAAACCACTTGATTCCAATGTGTCAGCTATTTCACCTAAGTTGCGCCAATCGTTGAATATAACCACGTTACCACCTTTTTTAACTTTAGGTGCTACTAATTTAATCCAATCATTAAGATTAAAACCTTTATCCCATTCACCAAAATCAATACCACTTCTACCCATTGATTTAAAATTATTATCCTTACTTATGTTATATGGTGGGTCTGTTATTACCGCATCCAAGCTGTTATCTTCTAGTGACTTAATATATTCAAGACTATCACCATTATTTAATTTAATCATTTAAATTCCTCCTAATACTTGATAGCTAAAGTATAACACCTTACCTATCCTTTGTCAACACCTTAATCAATATAATTTTTTACTTCCACTGGTTTAAATCCTTTTAATTCTCGTTCATGATGTGCTTGTTCAATACGTTCTTTCCAAGATTCACCAAACCACAGTTCAAGCGTATCTTCTACTTGGTCAATATAGTATTGTTTGTCAACTTCATCAATTGTAATACCTTCACCAATCGCTTCATTACTGATTGTGTAGTATTCTGGTGCGTTTGCCAATCCTTTTGTATATGAAATGTTATCCTTAAATTCATCTGCTTCAATATCTAATAATTGACCTTCTTTGACCTTAAACAATTCTACTGCATTAGTTTTTTCTTTTACTGCGAATACACGGTTAACCTTTTGTGCGTTGAACTCATTACCTTCACTATCACGTGCAACCGTTCTATCAAACGTCCAACCTGTTTTAGTGATGATTTGGAATTGGCGTAGTTCGTTGCATTCATTGATAAACTCTTTATAATCTTTACCAGCTACCAGATAATTAATGAATGCATTAGATACAATCGCTTTTGACACTTTCATACCACCTGTTAAGCCAATAGCACCTTTTACTTTTACTTTTCCATTTGGTTGTACTGCAATGTAGTTATTTACATCTTTTTGCCAAATTTCACGGAACATATCCTTATCTAATGTTAGCCCAATCTTGTTAGCAAATTCATCTAAAGCTTCATCAATAGCTTTGTCATCTGCTTCACTATTTGGAATATATGCGTGTGCGTCCGTATTTGATTGAATAAACTGTGCTTTACCTTTAATCAATTCATACATGTTCGTCATAATCAATTGACCTGTAGCACAAACTAAGAACTGGTTTCTTGGGTCATATAGTCCGTTAAATTCAGCACCAGATGCACCAAACTTAGTGTTAAGTGGTAACTTGATACCGTTAATCATTACCCAAGTTGGTACTTCTACACCCTTAATATCAGCTGTTTCTTTACCTGAATACTTAGCATCCATACGTTGTTTAAGTAAGTCACTATAGCGGTGAAGTTTATCTTTTGGAATATTTCTTGATAGTAGATTGAACTGAACCATTGTATTTGGATATAGTGAACCCCAGTCACGCATTGGGAACAATCCAATATGAATATAGCTAGGTACTGCACCATGCACACCACCACTACCAAATACCATTTCATAGCCATCTTCTGTAGTGTAGTTTAGTGACACATTTAGTTTACCCTTTTCATTTAGTTCAAACTCATGATTCAAGTAAGCTTCTGCAATCTCTTTTGTATTAATGTTTAATCGTTTATCTAACTCTAATGGGTCTGTCAAGTCTGGTCTAACTTCTTGTTTAGTTGCACCAAGTAATTTAGCTGTCAAGTTAGCATTGGTTTGTAATAGGTCTGTCTTATCCATGTCAAACATTAAAGCAATAGTTGCTTTAGCTAACAACATACTAATGTTTTGTTCAAAACGTTTTTCAGTAGCTAATACATCATTCATACAGTATGCAACATTTTTCTCTTTTTCTTCATCTGTCAAAGGTCTATCCATGTCAAAATCTACTTCTGTTTCTTTAATGTTGATACCTAAGAATGCTGAATGTTCTTTTAAGCTAAAACCTTTGTTATCTTGGTATAGGTCCATTCCAAACAATGGCGTTTTATGACTATCAAACATCTTGTAAACTAGACCCCTATTATCTGATTCAATGATTGTTTTAGACATTTGATAAGCGTTTTTGCCTTGTAAATAGCCACGCATTACATTATTATCATATGACGCATTATTATACCCAATGAACATTGAATCACGGTATTCAAGGTAAAACTTGCGTAATTCTTCAAGGTCATTATTAATAATGAACCATTCTTTTGTAAAGTAATCACGGAATACAAATAAGTTATCATGTTTAAAAATCTCAATATCAAATAATAAAATGGTTTGTTTTGTTAATGGTTCACTTGGTTTAAACGGTGTTTCATTACCTTTTGAAATACTTCTAATAGGTTTGACTGTGGCAAAACCATTGCTAAATTTTAAGTCAATTAGTAAACGGTCACCAACTTCAACATTTTTCCATTTATCCCAGTCATATTTGCGAAACTTCATGATGTAGCTTGTAACGTCCCTACCATCTTCTAGTGAGCGCATTTTAACTACTTTCATTTCTTTTCCTTTTGCTGATAACTTTTTGTTAGATTCAATGACAACCACATCATGTTGACCAGCTCGCATTGGGTCAAGACTTCGTGAATTACCTTTTAAATTACTGAATACTTCCAATAGTTTTTCAGCTAGTTCTGGTGCCTTTTTAAATTCTGCAATGTTTTTCATATATTAATTCCTCCAATGTGTTTATATTAATAGTTTACTTTATTAATGTGATTCTGTCAAGTGTTTTTGTTGCTAATTTCAACTCACGTTGTAAGAAACCTTCTGTAGCACCATTTGCAAATCTACAGATAAGCTCTACACCATCAATAGGCTTAAATGCTTTAGCTAAGATATATGCTTTATCACCTTTGCTACCAATACCATTGTGGTTATCGTTTTTAAGTTCTACATATTGCCCTACTTTAAATGTGTTTTTCATTGTCATTACCTCCTATATGTATATAATAACAAAACCCCTAACATAAGTCAAGGGTTTTGTTTGTTTATTTTTAGAATGGTAAATCATCAGCTGTAATGTCAATTGAGTTATCAACTTCTTCAACTGGTTTTTGTTCTGGTTGGTCCTCTGGGTCAAGAGGTAATGCTTCTAACCAACCAACGTTACTTGTTGTATCTAATTGGTTTTTATTAACTGTTACGTCAACAACCATTCCAATTGCTTTTTCTTTTGCATTGTCCCAATCCACACCAACATCTTCAAACACTTCATTGAAGCGTACTTTTGCTTTTGCAATTTTTGCTTTGTTTGGAATGAATTGTTTTTTCTTTTCTAACCATACACCTGTATTAAAGTTAAATGCGTAATGTTTACCTTTATGTTCAATCACTACTGAACGACATTTAGGCGAATCTTGAATTGCAACAATTGGTGCTTTCTTAATTCGTTTCAAGCTAACTAGAGGTTTCTCAATTTTGATAAAGCCAGAGCCTTCTGTAAAATATGCTTTACCTGATTGTTCATCAACAAATAATTCAATTTCGTTATCTTCTTCAAATGAGCCACCAGCAACTTCTAGTGCTTCTTTATATTTTTTAGTTGCTTCTTTTGAATCTTCCCATTCTTCTGTGTCTTTGTTGTATTGTTGTTTGTACGCTACTGCGTCATACATTTCTGAATAGTCTAATTTTGCCACTTGTAATTTTGTTGAAATTTCTGAATCCTCTACACTAACGATAACTAATTTTGTTTTTTCTGACATAATAAAATTCCTCCAATAATTTGTTTTTATTTTTTACTACTTAAATAGTATAACATACTTTCCCTAACTTGTGTACCTTATTTTCCTAAAATAATATAACGTTTATTGTAATTAATGAAGATATTAATTAGGTCACCACCTAGTTCATGTGCAGTACCTTTTAAGGTGTATTCATTTTCATTTTTAGTAATTGTAAAATTATCTAAATAGTATCCTACCTCATCAATCTCTACCCAACTGCTAACATACGCTGAAATCCCATGAACAACGATTGCTTCTGTTTTTCCATCTAATGTGTGTACATTCCACATTGGTAATTCAGTCATTTAAATTTCCTCCAATGTCATTGTATTTGCGTTGTAGTCAACATCAAGGAGGAATCTACCACCAGCATATTTTCCGCTACCCTGCATAGTTATAAGCTCCGCTCTCATAATATGATATTCATTTGTTTTATATTCTACTTCCATACTTTCAACGTAGAATGCAGTGCCTTCAAATTCAAAGTAAGGGGCATTGTGTGCGTTTCTATGCTCTACTAATTTTCCGCTTCCTCTAAAAATACCACTTTTCAATTCTTTTTTAATTAGTGTACAATCCAATAAATCTTCTTTAATAATCATTTACATTTCCTCCCATTCAATACCTAATTTTTTAAGTTTGGCTAAATCTGATGTCTTAACCTTAATAAAAGTATAACTCACTTCAACTGGTTTGTCAACAACTTTATCTTCATTCCCTGTTAAAATTACAATTTCAGGAACTTTTGTTTCTCTTACTCGTTGTTGTTCCTTTTCAAGTCGTTCACGTTCTGACTTCATTTCTTTAAATTCTTCAATAGCTTCATTCATATTGAAACCATTTCTTGAATATGCAATAAGAATTGCCATGCGGTCATCTTTATCTGTTACCTGTTCTTTCAAGTCTGAATAGTCTTGTTTAAACAGTTCAAAATACATTACAATTGCTTGTGTGATTGTTTTTTGTGAGGTTGCTTTATTAGTTACTAAACTTCTGTTTTTTGCAATGAACTTATCAAAAGATAGCCATTGTGGCGCATTATATGAAGCTTGGTACTTATTGAAAAGTTCTTCAATTTGTAATGTACGTTCTTTTTGTTCTTGCTCGTTGAACGTTTTAATTTGTACATTAACATGTTCTATACCTTCCTTTAGTACATCTTTTAAAGTCTGAATCTTCTGGTTCAATTCGTCATAAGGTGTCATGATTTCATTTTTAACCTGTTTACGTTGTGTGTCTAGTTCTTTGATTCGTTTATTGATTGTAGCTACTAATTTTTTATTCTCTTTGATTGTTTCTTCTGTAACTTCTTGCTCTTTCATTTTATCAGCCAACCTCTGCGCGTCATCTAGTATTTTTTCATAGTCTGCAAATTCGATTGACTGAACACCATTGGTTTTAATTGCAATTTCAAATTCCATTGCGTTCGTCCTCCGCTTTCAATCGTAGCCACTTAGCTTTGAAAATCTCGTTAAATGTGAACCCCATTTTAATTAGGTCCGTTCGTTCCTCTAATGTGTTTAGTAGGTCATTTACAGTATACCCATAATCTAACATTAGTAACATTTTATAACTCATTTTGTCTTGGTTTTTTTCCATGCTTCCACGTCCTCCATTGTAATTTTATTTTCATCTTTTTTAGTACGTTTTATCAGTCCTTCAAAAGTTGAATATGTTTCGCTTTGGTGTAATGGTACCACAATTGAATCTGGTTTGCAATACTTTTCTGTAAATTCTTTATGTTCTGTTGAAGCTAAGTGACGATATGAACCGTTACTAAAAATATCAAAACCAGTGTGCGCTTTCGTTGATTCATAAAATTCAATTACTTGTGGGTCATAGTTAGATTCTAACAAAAAATAGTCTACTTGTAAAGCATTTTTATCTAAATATTCCTGATAATCTATTGTAGTACTTAAATCAGTTGCATATAACAATACTTCACCAGATTCAACATCTTCAATAATGAAGCCATGACAGTCAACTAATTCTTCACCAGCACCATGATAGTTCTGAATAGTTGTGAATTTCATTGTACCAATTTGAAACTGAAAGTTATCACTAAAAACAACATCAGCTGGAATTTTTGTTTTTTCAAACATTAGATTACTTACCTCTTCATTTGCTAAAATTTTAATGTTTGGAAAGTTTTCACGAATCTTCTTATAAACAGCTGGTTTGAAATGGTCGCCGTGTCTGTGTGAATAGATTAAAAAATGTTTTTCATATAGTAATGGCTCTATAAATTTGTAAGGCTTACCCGCATCAACTAATATATTAAATTGATTAGTATATATTGATACTGAATTTCCTTTACTACCTGTGTAATGAATATCATAGTTAAATGCGCTCAAATTTCCAACCTCCGTGCGTTTTTCTTTTTCCACTCAAACATTCGCTAATATGTCCTGTTGATAATCCTAATACTGTTGCACATTCTTTCTGGCTATCAAATTCTATTTTTATATTATCTTTTACAGCTATTACAGATATTGAATTAGTTATAGTCATTTTTAATGTACGTGTTCCGTGATTTACATTCTCTTTAGCTGTACACCATTCAAGATTAGAAACCATGTTATTTGTTTTGTCTTCATCAACATGGTTTACCTCTGGTTTATTTTCTGGGTTTGGGATAAATGTTTCTGCTACTAAGCGGTGAACTCTATATGTCTTAATACACTTATCTTTACATAAGTGTAGCTGTAAATAACCTTTCTTATTAAACACTGGCTTCAATATCTTATCTATTTTACATGAATTATTATTAGTCATTCTTTTTAAACTTTTAACCCTACCTAAGTTGCTAACCTGATATAAACCTTCATAACCTTTAATATCTTTCCAAATTTCTTCAGTCATAATATATACACCTAATATTGAGCTGGTGTATTCCTCCCTTCCCAACTAAAACCTTCTAATTCCCACAACTCTTTGCCAAGTCGTTTAGCAGTGTCCCATTTGTCTTTGTCAATACATTTATTGATTTCAATAATTAATTTGTGACGCTTATCCTCTACTTTTTTGCGCAGTGGACGTGCTACACGTTGTTTACCTTCTTGTGGGTTAATAGCCCACCCAATGTTGTTACAATGTGTGTTATTAACATCACCGTCTTTGTAATACAGGTAGCCTAGATTGTCTTTATTTAGTACAAATGATTCAGCTACTAAGTTAGCAATAAAAAATTTACGTGTCTTGTTGTGTGAGCCTTCTAATACTACGTATGGTTTGCCGTTGTCCTCATATGAGTTCCAGACCGTTAAACCTGTGTCACGGTCAATCACATACCCCATGTTTGAGACTGCGTAACGGTCGTAAGGTTCAAACAATGGTTCAAATTTTTCAATCATTCCTTTAACTCCTCTACTAATTTTTCTAATTGCTCAATGGTTAAGATAATATCATTGTCTGGGTGACATAATACCATGCTAGCCATAATATCACCATCTGGATACTTGGTTACTTCCATATATTCATGTTTGTTACCATTACAGATAAGGTGTATAGTTTTATAATTTCCAATTGGTCTATTAAATACTTCTACATTTTCCATATTACAACCCTCTTTCTTCAATATCTTCAATCAGCCAACTTAGGTAAGTTTTTGCTTTTTTAAGGTCCTCTAGTCCATTTTTGTGTTTATAACGTAATGGATATTTTAGAATATTTCCTTCTAGGAAACCACGGTATTCTTCTTTTGTCATGTTAGCTTTCATTATTTGAATTGGTTGAATACCGTTAACTGTGTAATGAATTTGATTGTCAATCAAATCTGATTCAAAATAAACTTCTACATCAGGTTCAACACCACCTGACATGTATAAGTACTCATCATATGTCATAACTTCTTCTTGTTCAGGTTCAACACCATCACATTTTGAATCTTCAAAATTAACTTCTAATTCAGGAATAACAAAATGGTTTTTAAAAGCACTCTCTGTAGTATATGTGTGTGTTCCGTCATGATATTTGACTTTCCACATTTTACCTTCCATTTTATGTGCTACACCTTTTTCCCCATTATCTTTGCGTTTTACTAACATTCCATCATGTAATTTCATTTAAATTCCTCCTAATGTTTTATAATTATAATTGTATCATATTGACGTTTATTTGTCAACACAAAACTTTAATTTTATGTTATAATAAATTATAAGTTACTGATGCTGATTCCTCCCAGCATGAAGTGACACTCACAACGACTACTCTATTGGGTGGTCGTTTTTATTTTGCATATTTAGCGATAAGTTTAAAAACTTCTCCCGCTGTTTCAATGTTTTCAAAACTAACAAATCCACTTGCTACATGTTGCATCATTACTGAATAGTTATAATTTGTACTATACATATCACCAAACCCATTTGGATTGTGCTTTACATCAATAAGCCAACCATTTGGGAACAATTTTCTAAACATATGAGCGTTATTCATCTTTTGCCATTCTCCGTTCTTCTCGTTTTTTAACTGAATCATAGGTGCGTTTCAACTCTGTTCCGTCAAGTGGTGGGTTGCACCCAATTTGGTTTACATATTGTGACCATACCCATACTTCTTCATGTTCTAAGCCTGTAGCGAACAATTTGCCAATCATTTGCGTTATCCAGTTGTTTCGTCCTCCTTCATCACTTCCAGCGATAATATCACCTAACAGGTTTGCAGTCCATTTGCGTTCACGTTTTTTGTTCTTTTTATGAATTGTTTTATCTGTGAAAATATCAAACCATTTTACAGGTAGGTCTGCAATTGGTGAATTGTCAATCACTTCATATTTTACACCATCAATAGTTGAACCCCACCCAACAATGTAGCGTCCATGTGTTTGGAAGTCAACACCTTCAACTTCCTTGTGGTTCTGAATGAATTGCACATCATTATATTTTTCAGGTAGGTTGTAATACAGATGAAGCCCACCACTTGGTGTCATAACTGTTTTAGTGTCTGGTAACTCAATATCATACTTTTCGCAAAACTCTTTGAGGTTATCAGCACCACTAACACCATTATGAGTGTCAATATCAATTACTGCAATACCTGATAACTTACCAGTTAAAATACCATAGTTACCACCTTCTACAACCCACTTCTTTACTTCTACTTTATCTTCACCATTAAATGAACCAGCAACTAACGGTGCTTTGCCATTCTTTTTAAGTCTTAATAGTTCCATATTGTTTCCTCCTATGAACATGCTACAATCTTAGCTGTTTCTAAATTATAACTATTTACTTCAATAATAAGCACATCAAGTCCATGTGTATTCTCCATCACTTCCTCCATATAATTTTCTGCTAACTCTTTGGTAGTGAAAACCTCTGATTGGTAAGCTAGTGTTCTAGCTTCAAAATCAATAATATTTACAATATACATTTTAATTCCTCCTCTTATCTTATGTACCTACTATATCATAGGATATAGTAGGTGTCAACTATTTAATTGAATAAAATACTAAATTTTCTAATTTTAAGGTGAATGTTTCTGAATCACCAAAACTAAGTTCTAAAAAACGTTGTGTGATATTTACACGTTTAACATTGGTAAATAAGATATTTCTATTATCTTTACCAGCCATAAAGTTCACTGTTACTTCTTTTAATTCATTCATTTTAATATATCCTCCATCATTTCATTAGTAAAGTCTTTACCATTTGTTACTGTTTCAAAAATCTTTTTCTCCGTTGGTGTTTCAGGTACAATGTGATAATAAAGTGGTTTCTTGGTTTGACCATAACGGTCTGTGCGTGCCTTAGATTGTTCATAGTTGATTGATTCTAAAGGCATTGAATTGTAAATTGTCACATTTGCAATAACAAAATCATTAATGCCTGTAGAAGCGGATTTGTAGTGTGCTAACACAACACCGTTGTCTTTACCTTTAAATACTTTTAAGTCTTTGCTAGCGCCATTATATTGACTATATGGACGTTTTAACTTTTCTAATACTTGTTTCAACATTTCAAGTTCCACATTGTAATTATAAAAGATAACTACTCGTTCGTCATTGTGTGTTTCAAGAATCTGGTTCAGTCGTTCAAATGGTTCTTTGCTTACCTGTTTATTGATTCCTAATAAGAAACCATGTGACACACAGCGCATTGCGTTAAATAGTTTACTACTATTATCTAATTCAATCACTTCACCGTTATCAGCTTTGTACATGCGGTTTTTCTTGAGCTTATTATACATAGCTGGCTTTTTAGTCTTATATACATAATCTGCTGGGAAATAGTCTTTATCACGCTTAAATCGCACCGCAACGCTATTTATCATATCATTTAATAAATGCTCGTTCTGATAACCTACAATTTGCATGAAGCGCATTGAACCTAACTGACGCATTTGTTTAACTACAAATAGTTGCTCAAACTCTTTTTTAGGTTTTCTAAAAACATTAAGCATATATAATTGACTATAGTAGTTTTCAAGCTTTCCATTACTAACTGGTGTTGCTGTTAATAGTCTAACATACTTAGTTTTCTTTGTCAACTTCATTACAAACTTTGTAACCTTAGAACTAGTTACCCCCACTTTATGTGCTTCATCCACAATTATGAAAGTATCTTCATCAACCCACTTCAATAATTCAGTGATACGCCAAACACTTTCAAAACTGATTGCTACTTTATTTGATTCAGCTAATAACTCTTTATTTTTCTTTGTTCCTAAATTCAATGGTGTAATATCAATACCCATTAATGCACCATCTTCTGCAAAGTCTGCAACTTTAGGTGCTAAACAGATAACTAATAGCTTACTACACCCTGATTGCAAGTAGGCACCTAATGCAGTGAATGTCTTACCTGTTCCAGCATCTGATAAATCGTAAGGGTGTGTATTCCATTTTTCAATACCTTCAATTTGTGTTGGTAATAGTTCAATTTTTCCAATCTTAGTCATACCACACCTCCAACTTATCATCTGTAATGTCTGGTAAATCTGGTTGTTCATAATTGAAATAAGTATCATCTGCACCATAGTACACTGCACTTTCCATATTATCCAAATAGTTTAACAAGTTATATAAATCACCTAAGTTATCTCTTAATAGTAAACCATATCCACCAGCACATCTAACTTGTTGTAAATATGTGATTTGCAATGGGTCTGGTTGGTAGTTACCTGTTTTAAGCTCTAAAGCGATATAATAACCTAAGTAACAGGCTTCAACGTCCGCACGTCCAACACGGTCATATATGGTTGCCGTATTGACGTTTACTACTGCACCTTTAGCTTTCAAATAGTCTACTACTTCTCTACTAAATTTAGATTCCTTTCCCATAGTTTGAACCACCTTTTTTATTACCTTGTAACATATTTGTTATAAGTTCAATACCTTCTTCTACGTCAATTCCTTGTTGGCTGAATAGTCCTAACATTGCTAACGTACCATATGTTAAATATTTTTCCATCTCTTCCTGTGTAATACCTTTAGTTCTGAAATTATTTTCCATTTCAATTAAAATATTATCAATTGCAATAATCCGTTCTGTTTTCATTTTTATTCTTCCTCTCCAATTACTAATTCAATTGCGCCCCATGATTCATTGTAACTGATATTTAATACTTTTGTCAACTCATTATATTTATTAAATAATCGTGCTACTGACTTGTCACTTGTTGTGTCAATTACTAATGCAGTCAGACCATTTGATTCTTTCACTACTAAAAAATGACTGTCAACCACTTCATATGCTTGTAATAAATTCATGTTATTCAACCTCCGTAAATGTTTGAATTGCTAAGAACGTTAATGCGAAGGATACTAACCAAGATACTAAACCAGCGTCACTTGACGTTGTGAATACAATTGTTAAAATACCTACTAAATTTGCCACTAAAATTGCCGTTAAAACTTCCATATTTTCATTCATTTTATTTATCCTCCAATTTGTTAATTCGTTTTTCTAATTCGTTAATTAATTGTTCATTATCTAATGATTGAGTGATACTTGATACTTCAATTCCTGATACTTGCTTATACTTCAAAATAATATCTTGTTGCCGTTCATTCAAGCCTTTGTATAGACTTACCTCTTCCTCCATCTTGTTGATTTTAACTTGTGCATTTCCTTCAGTATTAAGTGTTCCAACAACACTACCAATACCAACACTTGCTATAATTATGAGCATTGTTCCAATACTACTAACGTTTTTCATTATTTGTACACCTCCGCAATTCCTACTGTTAATCTTCCTACTAATGCTACGATTGCTAATACTAATGTGAATGTCATTTTTTGTTTCCTCATATTTGTTTTTATCTTATGAACTTATATTACCATGTCTGTTTTAGTTTGTCAAGTGTTTTGGTAAATTAATTTTTAAATTTTTGTTGTAACGTCTTAGGTCCAATGTTTCGTGTCTGTCACTTGCTTTGTTTAAGTAGCTTGTAATGATTTTACCGCTTAGTAGTGAAACCACTAAGCATTGTACTACCACATCATCAATAGTGTTCCCAACATGTCCCACCTTTGAACGAATTAGAATGCGTCTATCTTTGCCTGTTTCGTTGTATTCTACAATTACTGGGTTCAACATGGTTTCCATTGCTCTTTTATATGAGAATTCAGTTTCACCGTTTCTGATTTTATCTTGTAAGTGAAAACCTGTTTTAATACCACGTTTCAACCATAGGTCTTGTACTCTATTTAGTGCGTTTTCCAGTTGATCCAATTCTTTTGTATTACATTGAGTTGCGTGTTTCTTTACTTGACCTTGTGTGCGTTTTACTGTTCCTTTTTGAAAGTCCATGTTTGTTTCCTCCTCTTAACTTATGAATTAAGTATATCAGTTGGGGTTGAACTTGTCAACCCCCTTTTCTTATTTTTATTTTAAATTTTCTAATACTGTTTCAGTTAGTAGAATTACATCTAATATGTTTTCTAGTTTGTCGTTCAAGCTATGCCCTTTTTCGTTATCTCCTTTGTCGTATGCTTCAATCATTTCTGATTTTAATTTGTCAAATCTTTCATTTAATCTTTCTAATTTGTTTTCGTATTTTTCTTTAGTTGTCATTGTTTAATTCCTCCTCTTAACTTATGAATTAATAATACCATCAATGTAATAGATTGTCAACACTTTTTATAAAATAAAATCGTTCTTGGTGCATTTTATTTTCAATGTCATATATCATCATAATTGTTTTAATTTCTGAAACCAGTTCACGAACTTCCTTTTCATAAAATTCAACATTAGCTACTGTTTTCCAATATCTTTGTGTTGTGTGTGATTGCATATTTTCTCTTTCATTCATCTCAATCAGTTTCTTGGTTGCGTTATCTCTTTTCTTGTCTGCTTTCTTTAATTCAGACACTAAATATTTTAATAACACTGGATAGTGGTTATCAAGTAGTATTTCTTTTTCCTCAATTGTGTTTTCTAATTCTACGTAATATGGTTTCATTTCTTAATTCCTCCTCTTAACTTATGAATTAAGTATATCATGCTAAAAAAAGAAAGTCAACTGTTTTAGTCAACTTTCTTTAAATTATTTTTAAAAAATATTATCTGTTTCAGTGAAGTTATTACCCCATTTGATATTGGTTAACACATACTGTGGTCTACCATTAACTCGTTTTTTAACTCTGTTTAATACAATATTCTGCGATTTACGTTGTAGCTCTGGCACAAACTTACGAGCTGAAACAGTCATTAGTCCTTCATTTACTAACATATCGTTATATGCTTCTAATAATTCGTTTGTTGGGATAAATGAGTTTTCATCTTCCACGAACTCAATTTCGTTCATGTCAATAAAGTTTGCCATTGTGTCATTTCCTTGGATAAAGGCATCACGCAATTTATTTGCATTATCACTGGTCCAGAAGTGTCCTTTTGTTTCTCCATTTAGTCCAAATAGCACATTTCTATATTGTTGTAAACAGTAGCTGATAAACTCTGATTTTTCTTCATATGTGAAATTCTTTGAACGTTCCAGCCACATTGAATCTGTGGGGTTATCTCTTCCCATTGTCTTATTAAATGGTAATGTGATAATACGGCGCAAGAAACCATGTGAAGTGTCTGAAAATGTAGGCATGTTATTAGTTGTGAAAATCATTAGTGCGTAGTTCGTAAATGTGAACTTGTTAATACCTTTGTACTCTGCACTCATAACGTCATTACCTGATAGTGTTTTCAGTGTACCTGTTTGTTTAATGTGTTGCGCTGGCATATCCGTTTCAATGTTTACCATTTTACCAAATAATTGAGAGCTTGCGAATTTGTCATTATTACCGGATAAGCTAGCTAGTGTCGCATGACTTGTGTTTGATTTACCTACTAACTCCTCAATAAATGCCATAACGTGAGATTTACCGTTACTACCTTCACCAGTTGCGAATACCATTGCTTGCGGGTCTTGGTTGCGGTAGAAAATACGCCCAATTAATTGAAATAGTGTTTTTGCGTCCTCTTCTAAAATGTAATCAATCCATTCAGCAACGATATTGTGTTTAGGGTTCTCAATATAATCATATTCAATTCTTGTTGTTTGGTAGTCCTCTTTTATAGTTGGTTTTAATGTGTCCTCTTTAAAGCGATATGTGCCATTTTTAAAGGCTATTTTGTTTGGGTCCATTTTGTCATTAAATGGTAAGTTAGCACCAGAAGCAAGCGCATTTTTTGCCATTCTTTGGACTGCATTTCTAAATTGGTTAGCAACCTTTGCATTTTCTGCATAATGTGGTGTGTAGACCATCATAAACTCATTGTAAAGCTTTTGCCATAAACGAGCTTCTAGGTTATCTTCTGAAACCTCATAGATTTTTGTGTCATGATTATAAACCACTGGTAAACCAATTGTGGAGCTGGCATGCACTGGTAGCACCTTAGCCATGTGAACAGCTAACGCCTCTGCGTTTAATCCATCATAGCTTGGTTCTGGTCGTTGTGGTTCTGCATTCTTAGCCGCATCACCATTTTTAAAGTCAACTTCCCACTCTTTGTGGTCCTTTTCATATTCTGATAATGCCTTGATATATTGCTTACTTGGTGTTAAAGTCTTTTCAAGCGTGCTGATAAAGCTTAATTCAACTGGTTGGTCATATTCAACTTTTTGTAATTCATTTACCATCTTTATTCCTCCTAAATATCTTATGTCATTAATATATCATGTAAAAAAGAGAAAGTCAACTGTTTTATTTAACTTTCTCCCTTATCATAGCATATTTAATTTAGATAATGTTTCTCAAATAGGTATATACCAATACCAATCATGATAGTTAGTAATGCACCTAATCCAAGTACAACCCATGTAATTGGCTTCAATACCATTAGAACTGAAATTACAATCATTGCTGAAATCACTATTCCACTTGCTGTCCCTACAAATACAAGTGCCACTAATAATACATCTAATTTACTCATGTTCCCAACGCCTCAATTAACATGTTGTTATATTCCAGATTAGTTGACGGTACAAGCATATAACATTGTTCTTCATCTAATGTTGTGTAGTTCATTGTTTTTGAAAATCCGTCATAATAGACAACACTGTTATATGTGTCAAATTTACCAATAATTAGATAGTATAGGTCGTGACCTTCTAATTCCCAAAATGTGCCAACTTCTTTCATTTTGCGTCCTCCAATACATATAAGATTGAATCAAGTGGAATGGTGATAAATGTGTCTTGCATTTCACCATCAACTTCAATTGCTTCTGGTTTTTCCAATTTCAATAACTTTTCATCATTTTCAACTGCTTGTTCATACATTACAAGAATTGGCTCTTCTGTGTATAAGTTGAAATACTCATTATTTGTTAAGCAAATATGATAATTCGTTTTGGTTGTCATTATTTTAACCTCCCACATTTTTTGCATTTTTCATGTGCGCCTAAATTATATGATTTGTAAATGCCAAATGGTTCGTAATCATGTATACAAACGGTTTCTTTCCAAACTTCTTTAATCCATAAAATAAAATCACCAATCATTTCACTACCTCCAATTTTATAATACAAGATAAACCATTTATACGTTTTGCTCTACGTAACGCTTCATTATAGTGGTATGCTTTAAGATATGCACGCTGTACCTTGTTTTCTATATTTCCATATGTTACTTTAAATGTTTTTAGGTTACTCATCTTACTTGTTCCTCCTAGTCCTCAATACACTTGATAATGTTGTAAGTTCCCCAGATTCCAATTGTTACAAATACTAAACCAAATAGTGTCATGTTAGTTCCCTCCTTTATTTTATAAATAATTTTGTTGTTTTAAAAATTCAAGTGATTTTTTAGCTTCTTTTAATTTCATTCGTTTATCACGTAGTGCTTCTTCTTGGTGTTTGATACGCATACGTTTATTGCGTAAGTTTTCTTGTTCATTTAGTAACTGTTCAATTTTAGCTTCAATCAATTTCAAAGTATCAACTTCAATCAATGCGACTGGTCCTTCTTTTTCTACTAATTCATATTGTGTTTCTGAAATGAAATACTCTGGTCTTTTTTCATTTAAATAAACCCAACAATCATCTGAAAAATCACAGAATCTTACAATTTCATATTCTTTACCAATTTCTAATCCGACTTCTTTGTTAGTATCAATCAAACCAGTGTATGTTGTAATTTTAGCATATTTTGTCATTTCTTTTTCCTCCTCATTTAATAATTCAAATTTTGCCTTTGCTACACCATTTAAATATTGAACAATATCAGTTACCTCACGTTCTCCGCCTGTGTCTGATTGAATAACCAACAGTCCCATCATATTTTTAAATACGTTATAAACCTTTCCTGTCGTCCAATGTTCCCAACCACCGTTATCAGTACAGCGTAATTGCATACCATCTTTAATATCATTTTTTTTATACTCTTGCATATTCCTTACCTCTTTCTTTATTTGATATATTTAGTATATTACTCTTTTTCCATTTTGTCAACACTTTTGTTCAAAAAGTGTTAAAGAATTTCAATATATAATCCACCAACTGGTGTTGTTGAAATATTCATTACCTCTCGTTCAAGGTGTGGTTCAACTTTTTCATATTCTCGTTTATATTGTAGTTCTTTTGATTCTGTGAAAGTGCAAATCTGTTCTTCTGTTCCGTGTTCTACTAATACCACTGTTCTTCCATATTCAACATACATTAGTAATTGTCCTAACTTCATTCTACACACCCCCAAAGTTCTTTAATAGTTTCAATCATTAAATCTTGTTCTGCTTCAACTTTTTTACATACACGAATTAATCCAGCCATTAACATGTAAATCACTTCTACTTCATCTGCTTTTTTAATATTAATACTTAACTCTTTGTTTTCATCAAGTGTTAGTAATACTTTGTTTGTCATTACTCATTACCTCCTTTAAATAATTCATCATATAATTCTTGGATTGCTTCACGTTTCACTTTTAACATTGCAATTTGTGCTGATATTACATTACTTGGCTTTCCTATCAAATGTCCTGACAAATGACCAATATCCATATTGTATTGAATAAGTGTTCGTTGAAATGTTTTTCTAATCTTAGTGAGTTCATCAGTATTAACCAGCTTAAATGTTGCATACCAAAATTCATTTAGATTCTGTGCTAAGTCAAATGGTGTTTTTCCGTACTCTAATATATCACCATCATCACATTTAATATATAAACCTCTTTCATTCTTTAGAATATCATACTCTTTACCTTCTGTGAAAAATGGTGCTTGTGGGTCTGCTTTTGTGCATTTCATTTTTAAATCTTTGTAGTCTATCATTTTAGGTCCTCCTTAGTTGTCTATGAAACCAGTGTACTATAGCTGGTTTAGTTTGTCAAGTCTTTTGTGTAAATCTTTTAGTCTTTCTCCATAACGTTTCATTATTCCATCATACTGTTTTACATACTCTCTATAGTCGTTCATATTACCTTGACTATAGTAGAAATTCATATTATCAATACAATTGTCTAAGTCCTCTGTGAAATGGTCCTGTGTGCTTTTAATTAGTTGTTCAAGCTTTTGTACTTCGTTTTCATGTTCTTCAACTTCTGTTTCAGTAATAATGTAATGCCACTCACCTTGCATAGTATGTGAGATAATAGTTGTTTCTTCACCTAATGATTCAATGTATTCTGTTACGTTGTTCATTCCGCAAAATTCTTTGATTGTCTTTTTCTTCATATTGTTTTCCTCCTGTTTATCTTATGAAATCAGTGTAATCTAACTGGACTAGTTTGTCAAGCTTATTTGTCAATTTTCTTTGTTGTTTGTTGTATTCTTCAATTGCATCTTCTCTGCGTTGAATATACACATTAGCCATCTCAAAATTTAACGCTTCATTGTATCTGTGCGTTGCGTTCTCACAATCTTTAATTACTTTTTCCCAATGTTGGTTGCATTTAGCAATGTCTTTTTTAAGTTGCTTAATCTTAAACTGTTTAGCTTCATCCTCTGACATTTGCCGTTCAGTAATAATGTAATGCGTACCATTATCATTCACTGCATAGTGTGAAATGGTTGTGTCATCATCCATTCTGTCTAAGAACTCTTGAAACTCACGTTGTCTTGTAAATAGGTGTGTTTCTCTTTTAATCATTATTGTTCCTCCTTAGTTGTGGTTTACATTTACTATACTAAACCATGTTGATTAATTTGTCAACACTTTTGTTCAAATTAATTTAAAAATAATGAAACCATTATGAAATGTTCTTCATATGTTCTCTATTTGTTCTCTGTTGAAATCGTACAAAGAACGTCTGAACACCTTGGGAGAGTAGGCTTGTTCTACATGGTCTTTGTGTTCCTCATTGTTTTAACTCATTCTATATATATACTTATCTTCTATTATATATTTTTCTACAGATAGAGTAGAATATACAGAGAACACAGAGAACACTTATAATAAAATAGGCTAAGAATGTTGGTTTATCAACGTTTATAGGTGTTCTCTGTATGACTGGTTAGGTCAACAAACAGAGAACATATCGAGAACATCAAGAACACATGAAGAACAATTCATATTGGTTATCAATGATTAACCTATTCCCTAAACCACAAATAAGTATGCTATAATATAGAAGTAAAGTAAATCAAATAGGAGGAATCAATTATGAATAAAGCAATGCAATTATTAGTAGCACTAATCATCTTAGTATTTACAGTAGGAATGGCAGGAGTAATGTATGTGTATCTACCCTATGTATTGTGGACATCAGGTGACACTGGTTTAGCTATTGTCTATATCTTATGGAATTTATTAGGACGCATGGTATTAACACGTATGAAGACCACACTAGAGGGGTACAACAAGTAATCACCACCATATACAACACAACATAGAGGAGGGTATACTATATGACCATGGATGGTATGACAGACAAGCAACTACTATCTCATACTAAGTTAGAGTTAGTATCATACATCAGACAGTTAGAGCAAGCAATGGTTACCAACACATCATACACAACAGAACAACCAACAACAGAACCAACAACCAAACCTAAAGTATCTTATGACATCTTAAGCACCACCAATAACAACAAAGATATGTGGGGCTTCTAATGCCTAAGCGACGGTGTAAGGTTGCACACTGCAGGGAGTATGTAGACATACCAGAAGTATACTGTGAAGAACACAAAGGTAATACACAACGAACATACAACAAGCAAGTAAGACATTCACCAGACAACAAGAAGTATGCGGACTTCTATGCATCAACACAGTGGCGAAACGTGAGAGCAAGAAAGCTATCAATGAATCCAATGTGTGAAGTATGTGATGCAAGCATAGCAACCATAGTGCATCATAGACAAGAGGTACGGACCACAATGGGTTGGGAACATAGGTTAGATATAGATAATCTAGAAAGTATCTGTCAAGAGTGTCACAATAAAGAAGAGCATTCAGCAAGCTTCCGCCACCGCAAGTGGTAATTGCAGGTAGTTAGAGGGGTGTCAGATTTTAAAAAACGGGAGGGAGTACCAAAATAAAACGGGAGGGAGTACCTAAATTTTTTAGACCCCCCCTCGAATTTTTGGTCAAGCTAATCGGTGATGCCTTCTGTTCACACGAATTTCTAAAAACGAAACTTGAAAACACGTTTTTTCCCTTGTAAAACACGATACAAAAGTGATTTCTTTTCAGTAATATCAAACGTTACACATATTGTTACACAGATTCACTATCACGAATTACTTCCCTGATAACACGCACCAAAACTGGTTTCTCAAACAACAGCTTTTGTGCTATAATTTTGTTAGGGAGTTTTTTATTAAATTTAAATTATAGTAAGGGAGGTAATTATCATACCAGCTCCAAAACCTATTATGGTAAAAGATTTGCACACGCAACAAACACGTGCGTTCAAGTCGCAAACAGAAGCAGACAAATTTTACGGTAAGAAGAGCGGATATTTTAAAGATGTACGCACAAAACTAGGTGGACGTAATCGCCATTATGAAATTATTGAAGTAGTATAAGGAGGTGAAAAATAATGGGTAGACCAAGAAAACTAATCAATGCCCAAGTTGGCAACCTCACAACAGAGCAACAAGAGGAACGTAAGAAAGAGGAAGAAGCACTTTACAACTATGAGAAGTTAGACTTTAGTTATTATCCACAAGGATTATTACAAGGGGCTTTTCCTGAATGGGAACGTATCTCACACTTTATAGGTGACTTACCTATTTCAGAATTGGACCAACAAACGATGGTCCGCTATTGTAACTACACGTACCTGTATAGTGAAGCAACAGAGCGATTGATGGAAGAAGGAGAAATCACACCAGATGGTAAGAAGAATCCACGTGTTGATATCATGAACTCATATAGTAAAGAGTTGAAGTCTGCAACTGCTGACCTTGGTTTGACAATTAACGCAAGACTGAAAATAGTGGCACCAGCTGAAAAAACAAAAGAAAGCAATGACCCACTAGGACAGTTGATTAAGTTACGTCAACAAAGTTAGTAAGTTGTGATATAATATATTTACGCGAGTACTACCGCGCCTCTTAACAATGCGAACCAGGTAGTGCCAATTATTTGATTAGCATTGTACCACACACAAAACTATCAAAGTGTGGTATAATGTATTTATGGAAAACGCCTTCCAGATGATTTGTAGGTTTAGAATCGTATTGAGGTTTACAATTCAGGAGTAACTTTTGGGTAGAAGTTACTGACATGTTAGCGGGCTTGGGTTGTAGCTTGCTCCCGCCTAGGGGCTTAACTAAGTAAAAAATAATACTAGGAGTAGCAACTACTATGCTTAACAGTAGCGCAACCATAGGTGTGAAAACCTAACCAGAATGGCTATCATGAGATGGGTAGCAATCAACACAAAAAGGAATGCTCTTACCTCCTTAACCAAGTGAGCAAAACTCTATTAACTGTTGTGAGGCAGTCCGTATGTGGAAGGTCCGCCAACCACATAACAACAGTTAATCATTTAATAACGGTTGCTGTGCGACCAATTGACTTAGGTAAGTTTGTTATCCCCTTTGGATAAACTCATGACCTAAGTCTTTTTATTTGTGCTATAATAATGATAAGGAGGTAATACATATGAATAATATTAATTATGTACAAGACTATATAGACTACGTAAGAGAAAATCAAATACCAATAGGTAATAAAATCAAGCAAGCGATTAGACGACATGAAAAAGATTTAGAGAAGTCAAAAGACCCAGACTATCCATATTACTATGACCCTAAAGAAGCATTAGAACCAGTGGCTTTTATTGAAATGTTACCAGACCCAAAGACACGCAAAACAAATAAGCTAGCTAAGTTCCAGAAGTTTATTATTGCAATGATATATGGGTGGCGCAAAAAGAAAAATGGAATGCGCAGATTCAGAAAAGTATATATTAGTCTGGCACGTAAGAACGGCAAGTCTATTCTTGTTGCGGGTATCTCATTATATGAGTTCTTATTAGGTCAGTACCCACAGGCAAGTCGTCAGATAGTCGCCGCCGCCAACACTAAAGAACAAGCTGGTATTGTATTCAACATGTTAAAATCACAGTTGAAAGCATTACGTGCAGTAAGTGACGGAACAAGGAAGGTAACCAAAGTTAACAAGAAGGATATTGAACACTTAGGAGATGAATCAACAGTTAAACCATTATCAAGTGATGCGGATAGTTTGGACGGATTAGATGTATTATGTGGTGTACTTGATGAGTATGGAGAAGCTAAAAGCACAGCCATGATTGAGGTATTAGAAAGCTCACAGTCACAACAATTACAAGGTTTGATTTTGATTACTAGTACAACAACTAAAAACTTGAATGGTCCAATGCACAGCATAGAATATCCATTTATAACTAAGTTACTTAATGAGGAAGTGGAAGCTGATGCCTACCTTGCTTTATGTTGGGAAATGGATAGCCTAAGTGAAGTTGATGATGAAGCTAACTGGATTAAGAGTAACCCACTATTTGAGAATGCACAGTTACACGAAACTATGTATGAACATAAGGTTGACTCATTAGCAGAGTACAAGGCTAAAGGTGACATGAGTGGTTGGCTAACTAAAGAAATGAACTTCTGGGTACAATCATCACAAGATAGTTTTATTGATAAAGAATCTTGGGAAGCTGTTAAACAAACACAACCTTATGATATAAAAGGTAGACCAGTTTATATAGGTCTGGATTTGGCACGTACAGGCGATATGACAGCCGTTAGCTGGGTGATACCTATTGCAGAGGAACGTAAGTTACTTCTTGACAGTCACGCTTTTATAGCTTCTGTGGGTGGTATTGAAGCTAAACAGATAAAAGATAAGATACCATATAGACAGTATGAGAACTTAGGACTAGTAAACATTAGTCAGCGCCCAGATGGTTTGATAGACCATGAAGACATGTGCGAATGGATAAGAGAGTTCATAACAGAATACGACTTAGACTTACAAGGTATTTACTATGACGGACACCAAGCAACACCATCTGTAATCAACTTAAGCAAGGACTTTCCAGACAAACTAATTGAAGTACCACAGCGCATCCAGTATTTAAATGCGCCTACAAAGTACCTACGCGATGCAATTATCAAGGGTGAAGTGATTCAAACAGACAACCCACTACTAACTAGGGCGGTATATAACGCTATTATGCGTGAGTTTGCGGACAATATAGCCATTGAAAAAGCTATGAATCGTAATAAAATTGACCCTATAGATGCCTTAATTAATGCAATGAGTGAAGCAATGTACTTTGATTATGAGTATATTAGCTTTAAAGAACTGATTGAAGAAGGTAAATTCGGATTTGGTGTATAAGTAACACCCACATCTTAAGGGAAACATGATATACTATAGGAGTGGTAGAGATGCCAACAAAAAAAGACAGACAGAAAGGAAGATTTAAATGTTATTACAAATTAGTAAGGTGGCAAAGGAATTACCAGAAGGAGAACCGTGTCCCGCGTTGGTAGATTATGTAGATAGGATTACACATACTCAACAATTTACAGATGGTATCAAATGTTTCAAGAAAGATGGTACTCAAATTTTAGTGGTACGAAAAAATCCGTTTGAAATTGAGATTGAAAACCTTGATAATTATGAAGATTTTAAAGTTTATGCTGTATATCTATTAAATGATGAAGGTAAAACATTACGTAAATTAGCATAAACTAAAAAGAGTGCTTTAACTAGCACTCTTTTTTTATATGTTTTGTGGTAAAATGGGGTATATAGGAGGGGTAAATATGCAAAATCCGGTATGGTTAGTAGTAATTTTCTACGTTTTAGGAATGCTATCACTAGTAACAGCAATGTTTTTCACTGGTTTAGTAAGTGGTTTAGTAGCCTTAGCCGTAGCATTATTAATTCCAGCAGTAATCTTATACAAAGAATTGGGAGAAGGTGAATAATTAAATGGGAGTTTTTGTCGCACCTAGAAGCACAACAAAGCAGAATTTCATTGACTTTATCGAAAGTAGTGATATTTATTCAACAGAAATCACAGGCGAAAAAGCGCTACGTAATTCAGATATTTTCACAGGTATCAACATTATTAGTGGTGACTTAGGACAGTCAAGCTTTAGAGCTGTCAAAGATATTCCAGTTGATGAAGAATTTTTGAAGATGATTAACAAAAGACCAAACGACAAACAAAGTCATTACATGTTCATGTATGCAACAGTAGCCAACTTGATTCTAAGCGGTAACTCATACGCACTGATTCATAGGAATAGAATGGGTGACATTGAGAGTTTAGAATTTGTAAGACCTGAACAAGTAAACGTAATCCAAAACGTGAACACAGGTGAATGGTCCTATGACGTAACAATGGATTATGGTAGTATCATGTACAAGTGTAAACCAGAAGATATTTTACACTTTAGAATTACAACCATAGATGGTTTCCTTGGAAGAAGTCCTTTACTATCATTGAAAGATGAAGTAGCTATGCAATCAAACGGTAGTAAGATTTTAAGCAAGTTCTTTGCCAACGGTGTGTTTGGTGGAGGTATCTTGAAACTAAAAGGTGGTTACGTTGACAACGAAACAAAAGCAAAAATCAGACAAGACTTTGAGAAGGCAAACGGAGGTAGCACAAATAGTAATGGTGTTATTGTCTTAGACGAATCAACAGAGTTCCAAGAATACAAAATGAATACTGATATTCTTAAACTGATTCAAGGTAACAAATTCAGTACACAACAGATTGCAAAAGTATTAGGTATTCCATTGAACCGCTTTGGTATGGAGTTAGTAAACTCTACAGATAGTGGAGCGAACGACATCTACATTGCATCAACTATCAGCCAGTATGAAAGAGCTATCTGTGATGAAATTGAAATTAAAACAGGTAACACATTAGAGTTAGACTTGACAACATTATTGAATGATACTTATGAAGATAGACGGAAACGAGTATTTGAAGGTAAGTCAGGTAAAGAATTATTGGGCGCTATCCAAGTTAATGAAATCCGCGACTATTTAGGTTATGAGAATTTACCAGATGGCGATACGCACATTCAAGTAAAAGGACAAGAAGGAGTGTCAGCAAGTGAAGAATCTTGAAATTAGACAGCTACAACAGGTTGAAACAGTAACAGACAACATTGTTGAAGGTTACGCTTTAAAATTTGATTCACCTAGTGAGAACTTAGGTGGGTTCATTGAGTTCATAGATAAGCGTGCATTAGATGGTGTTGATATGAGTGACGTTCGTATGTTCGTTGACCATGATTCAAGTAAGTTGTTAGGACGGACAAAGAGTGGAACATTAACATTAGATGTTGACGACATTGGGTTAAAATTTAGAGCATTACTTCCTGATACATCAGTAGGACGTGATGCAATGGAATTAGTGAAACGTGGTGACCTTAGTCAGTGTTCGTTTGGCTTCACAGTTGCCAAAGATGAATGGCGCAAAGCTGATGGAATCAATCACAGAACTATCAAACAAATCAAGTCACTATTTGAAATATCACTGGTTTCAATTCCAGCATATGCAGATACAGATGTTAGCGTTGCTAAACGTTCATTAGAACAGATTGAAGAAGAAAACAAACAATTCCAAAAGCGCAAACTAGAATTAGAACTAAACCTATTAGGGTTATACAAGTAACACCCACAAGTTCCCTTGTTCGTGATATACTATCTTTAGTAAGAAAAATAATATTAAAGGGGTGTGCGTATGTCACGGCAAGAACTTATGGAACAAGCACAAACTTTATTATCAGAAGGTAAACTTGATGAAGCTGAAAAAGTAATGCAACAAATTAAAGCTTTAGACGAGGAAAAACCTAAAGAAGAAGAACGTGCAGTTGATAATAAAGATGAGGAGAAACCAGAGGAAGAACCCAAAGCAGAAGAAGCTAAGGACGAACCAAAGGAAGAACCTAAAGAGGAAGCCAAAAAAGAGGAATCAAAAGAGGAAGGTTCAGCAAAACCTGAAACAGATGTTGAAGAACCTAAAGAGGAACCAAAGGAAGAACCTAAAAAAGAAAAACGCTCACTAGAGCAAGAAGGAGACGAAAAAATGGAGAAAGTTATTTTAGATGGAAAAGAAGTAGAAAACAAAGAAGTACGTGGGTTCTTGGATTACTTACGTTCAAAAGAAACACGTGCATTGCCAGAATCATTTGAAGGTGTTAAATCAGCAGATGCATCAGCAATTATCCCAGAAGAAATTATCACAAAAGCTAAAATGTTACCTGAAACAGTTGTAGATTTACGTAACATGATTACACGTCAAAAAGTAACACATGCAATGGGTAAATATCCAATCTTGAAAGCAAATGAAGCAGTATTAGCAACAGTTGCAGAATTAGAAAAAAATCCTGACTTAGAAAAACCAGCTTTTGAAGAAGTCAAATATGAAGTTGCGACGTACCGTGGTCAAATTGCAGTAGCAGAGGAAGCTTTACAAGATTCTGATGATGACTTATCTGGACTCATTGCACGTCACATCCAACGTCAAGGTTTAAATACAGCTAACAAAGCCATTGTTACTAAATTAAAAACAGCAAAACCAGTCGCCGCAAAATCAATTGATGACTTGAAAACACAAGTTAACACTGGTTTTGACCCAGCTTACAACTTAGAGTTTATCGTTTCTCAATCATTCTTTAACGCTTTAGACCAAATGAAAGATGCTAACGGTCGTTACTTATTAGAAGATGACATCAAAGCACAATCTGGTAAAGCTTTATTAGGACGTAAAGTAACTGTATTAGCTGACAAATTAATCGGAGCTAAAGATGGCGACAAGGTAGCATTCTTAGGACAACCTGATGCATTCGCAGTCTTCTTCGACCGCGTAGACACAACTGTACGTTGGGTTGAACATCAATATTACGGTCAAGTATTAGCAGTAGCTATGCGCTTTGACTGTGAAGTCGTTGATAAAAACGCTGGTAAATACATCACTTTAACACCTACACCCTAGTACGCCACCTGTGGTAGGGCAGGTGACACCAGCAGATACATCAGCAACAATTGAATTATCGTAAACACTAAGAGGTGGGCATTCGCCTTACCTCTTTTTAAAATATAAAAGGAGAGTGTAAATTATGGCTAAAGTATTTAACGTATACAAGAAAACAGGTGAAAAGATTGTAACTGAAAAACCGTCACCAGTGACAATCACTGGTTTAACAGCTGAAACAGAATATGCAAAAGGTGATTTTCAAGTAACAGCTGTTGAAGATGGTAAGCCAGAATCTACCAAAGTAGATGTACCAGAATTCACTACAACTGCAACAGCTGGATAATAAAAGAGGGC